CAAGTAGATGGAGTCGAACTGGCTTGCACAACAATTCCAAATGGTATCAAGTACGCACAATATGAGTTAGCCAGAGCTTTAGCAAATGACACAGATGCAATAACAGGAACTACAGGAAAAGACGGAAACTTTGAAGAAGTAAAACTAGGCGATATTCAAGTAAAGTACAACACTGCAAGTCAGGGAACAGGTTCAGTAAATAATATTCTTGATGTTTACCCGTGGCTACAAAGTTATCTTGGAGCATATATGCTAGGTGGAGCAGGAACTTTCCAACTAAGGGCGGTTAGAGGATAATGGCAGGACAATTAGACGCACTATTAAAAAACGTAGCCAAACAGGTGGTGTCTCAACTAGGAGACTCATTAGATACAACTATTGTTTATACCAGAAAGTTATCAGCCTCTTACAACACATCTACTGGTGCAGTAACTACCAGCGATACCAGTTATACAATAAAAGTTCCTGTAGAATTTATACAATCAACTGAAGAAACAGGCTATCAGGAAAACGTAGCTAGAATTTTTATAACACCTGACCTTATAGGAGACAGCCAACCGCTACTATCAGATGAAATTACTCTCACATTTTCTGGATCGACCAGAGTTGCAAAGATTACAGATGTAAGAACTTTGCGTGGCGGTCAAGAATATTTATTCAGAGTTGACGTTATTTTCTAATGACTTTAGTAAACGCACGAGCAGCATTTGAAACCGCAATTAAAAACGCAGTAACTACTGCTGACAATACAGTAACAGTTGTGTTCGACAATATGCCTTTTACAACTCCAGGGAAAACAAAAAAATATGTAATGGTAAGCCTTGACTTTACGCAATCAACTACACAAGCTCAAGGTGCAGCACAGGATTATTATGGAGGATCTATAACCTGTGGTGTTATGACACCAAAAAATAAAGGAACAGCAGATGGAGCAGCAATAGCTGAGTCAGTAATAGATGGGCTAACTTCGGTAAACGCATCAAACTACTCAGATACATTTTCTGCTTCTCCTCGTGTATCACAAATAGCTGGACCGACTACAATAAATACAGAAAGAGAAAGTCATTTCCTATCTGTAGTTAGTTGCACCTTTACTGCCAATGCCTAGTTCTAAAGACATCTCCCATCTAACCAAAGATTTAGAGCAGAATATGATAGCTCTAAAAAGTAAAGTAGCTTCTGCTATGGTGCAGGATCTCCAAGAACGTGGTCCGTGGTGGACAGGACATTTTGCTACTAGCTGGAAAATAAGTGAAACTCCAGTACAGCCAGTTAAAAAATCAAGAAAAAGAGAAGAGATAGATAAAGGAAACGTACAAGGATATGATGCTCCATTACATTGGCTAGATGAGGATGAAGCTGGAGTTGGTACAGGAAGCGTTTACGATCAAATAAGAACTAATCGTGTGCTGCCCAACAGGAAAAGAGCTAAAAAAGTTCCACTGGAAAAACCATTATATGTAGGTAACGAAGCTGAATACGCTGGATTTGCCGTTAACAATCCAGGGGCTACTGCACCAGTTGGTTCTCCTAACGGAATCACATACTCAGAACACGCAGGAATAGTAAGACAGATAACACCTCCTAGTGGAAGCCCCGATTGGTACAAAATATATCTGCAAAATCAACAATTTAATGAAGCAATATTACTCGGACTTAGCGAAACTTTCAAAGGTAAACATACTCCTGTCGAATAATTCACAGTAAGTTATACTACAAGAGTAGATACAATTTTTTATGCCAACAGTAAGAGCAATAGACAAATTGAAGCAAGCCTTCAGTGTCGAAGAACGTAGTAGCTACTCCATTTTTAAGGGAGAAGAACTGATTTTAAAAATCTTTTGGTCGCCTCTTACAATAGCTGATAGAGACACCATAAACAGTACACTAATAGCTATGAATAAAGGTCAGGAAGAGGGAAGTCTTGACTTTGCATTACAAGTTATTGTTACAAAAGCCGAAGATGAATCAGGCACAAAAATGTTTACATCTGGAGATTTACCAGCACTAAGAAGAGAAATACCTCTATCTGTCCTACTGGACATAATGACTAAAATGCAGGGAGTGGGCGAGGGGGAAAGCCCCGATGCCGTAAAAAGCTAAACTAAAAGAAGATAATTTTACATATTTACAGTTTTTTATCGCAGAAAAACTAGGTTACACCCACAGGGAAATAAGAGAAAAAATGTCAGTCCAAGAATTGTATGCTTGGAACGCTTACTTTGAATTGAAATCAGAAAGAGAAGAAGAAGCCTACGAAAAAGCAAAAAGACAAGCCCAAGTTCGTAAAGTACGCTAAACTTTTAATATCTGACTCAAATTTGCGGTGGCTGCGTCAAACTACAGCGTAAATATAAAACTAAATACTACAGCAGCTAAGAATGACTTACAGAAGCTAGAAGCACGAATAAATAAACTACGCAAAAATTTAAATTCTCCATTAAAAATAGATACAAGAGTATCAAAAATAAATAAAGAAATAGCAAAAAGCAAAGAAGCTCAAAGAGTTTCAATGATTGATACTAGAAAGATAGGAGATCAAGTAAGAAAATTAGAGGATAAAGGATTAAAAGTTGACAAAGCAAGAGCAGCTATAAAAAGAGCAGCAAAAGCAGACGCACAAGGACAGTTTAAATTGGCAGAAGCAAATAGAAAGACAGCTATTCAAGAATTAAAAGTACAGGAAAATATTACAAAAAGTATAGCCGAAAGAAACAGACTATTATCTGCTGGTAAGTTTGCAGGAGGAAAAAACTTCGGACAAATTGGTGGATCTATAGGACCAGCCTTACCACCAGGTGCAGGATCAGCAGCAGGAGGTGGAAGAAGAGGTTTTGATATTCAAAGTGCTTTAATAAGTGGTGGTTTTCCACTTTTATTTGGTCAAGGTCCTTTTGTTGGTGCTGCTGGTGCATTAGGTGGTGGTATTGGTGGAATGTTCGGACAAATGGGTGGTTTTGCAGGAGGTATTGCAGCAACTACAGTAGCCACAACAATCCAAGCATTTACAGTAGAAACAGGAAAACTTGGGGCAGCTTTAAATGATGCAACAAAAGATGTAGAAGCAGTATCAGCAGCATTAGGAATTACTGGAACGGAATTTGAAAAGAATCTCAAAACTCTACAAAAATTAGGTGGCGAAGAAGCAGCGTTTGAAGCAGCTAGGCAAAAGATGATTAACCTAATAGGTAGAGATGGAGTAGATGCTCTACAAAAATTTGGTAAAGGGGTAACTGATATAGGTAATGAATTTACTAAGTCAATGACTATGATGCGATCATCTTTAGCTGAATTTATAGGAAGTCTCGGTATTTTTCAACGACTTACAAATTCACTTACTAATCTAAATTTAAGGACACAAGCTGGTAGGTCAGATGATCCAAAAGTACAGTCTTTATTAAAAGAACTTAATATAGCAGAAGGTTTAGAAGCTGCTGAAGTTAGATTAGGAAAAAAACCTGGGACTTTAAATAAAGGTAGACCCGCAGAAGAAGTGTCAAAAGAATTATTAGATTTACAGAAAAGCATAAATTTAGAAAATGAAAGAAAGGCGATTAATAAGATATTAGGAAAAACACAGGAACAAAGAGTTAAGAAGATAAGTGATGAAATAGCACTTTTAGAAAGAAGTTTTGGATTATCGGCAGATGAATTTGAAATTGAAAAACAAATAATGCAGATGAAAGAAGATGGCGAAATAAAAGATGAAGGAGAGATACGAAATAAACTTAAAAAATTACAGCTATTAGAGAAAGAAAGACAGTTAGCTGATGAAACAGCAGCAGCGTTTGAAAGAATGTCTCAGTCAATAGCAACTGATATATCACAGGGAATCCAAGGTTTAATCCGTGGAACGTCAACACTCAACGATATGCTCAATAATGTATTGAACAAACTAATAGATGCAGCTTTTAACATGGCATTTTTTGGTAATCCACAGGGAACGCTAGGAGGAGGTGGATTATTTGGTTCGATACTTGGTGGACTTGGAAGTATATTTAGTCCTACTCCTAAACCTTTAGGAACAGTACAGGGAAACTTTATGCCTTCAAATCCTGCATTTAGAGGAGCTATGGCAGCAGGAGGTCCAGTAAAAGGAGGAAGTCAGTATCTTGTAGGAGAACGTGGACCAGAAATGTTTACACCTGGAGTTTCTGGAATGATTACACCAAACCATGCTCTTGGCGGTACAACAAATGTTGTAGTAAACGTAGATGCCTCTGGATCTAATGTAGAAGGAGATGAAGAAGAAGGAAGGCAGTTAGGCTTAGTATTGTCAGCAGCGATAGAATCAGAATTAATTAAGCAGAAAAGACCTGGAGGTTTACTTGCATAATGGCTACTTTTCCGTCAATTACACCAACATACGGACAACAAAAAAGATCCGCACCACTAACTAGAACAATTCGTTTTGCTGATGGCTACGAGCACAGAATATTGTTTGGACTCGCTGCTCATCAAAATCCAAAAGTTTTTAACTTCACTTTCAACGTATCAGAAACAGATGCAGATACGATAGAAGGATTTTTAGACAGTAGAGCAAATGATAGTGCCAGCTTTACTTTTACTCCACCAGGAGAAGGCTTTACAAAAACAGGAACTTACTCTCAATCAGGCACTACAGTAACAATTACGATCACAAGTCATGGGGTATCTGTAGGAGATGAGCTTACCATTGACTACACTTCTGGATCGGCAACTGATGGTACATTTCTTGTTGCTTCGGTTACTGACTCCAACGTATTTACTGTTACGGCTGCTGCCAGTGCTACCAACAGTGGTAATGTTTCGATTACTTTATCAGGTGCAGGACAATATGTTTGCGAAACTTGGACAAAATCTATACCATATAACAATAGAGCTACGATCCAAACAACATTTAGAGAGGTGTTTGAACCATGAGCAGTTCTGCTATTGTCAGCAATCTCCAGAATATAAACCCATCATCAGTAATAGAATTATTTACACTAGCCTTAGACAGTAGTTTGCATGGAGCAACCACAGTTTACAGATTTCATGCTGGTTCTTCTTTGAAAGATAATGGAGAGATAGTTTGGGCTGGCAATAGTTATCAAAGATTTCCTGTAAAAGCAGAAGGTTTTGCATTTCAAAGAGGGCAACTACCTAGACCTACATTAACTGTCAGTAATGCTCTCGGAACTATCACTGCAATACTGGCTGCTGTAAATGCTGTAACCACTGGAAATGATCTTACTGGTGCAACTGTTACTCGTATTAGAACTCTTGCTAAATTTATCGATGCTGTCAATTTTCCTAGTAACGTAAATCCCTACGGAACACCAGATTCTACAGCAGAGTTTCCTCAAGAAATTTACAAAATAGATAGAAAATCAGCAGAAAATAGAGAGGCAGTGCAGTTTGAACTAGCTGCTGTATTTGACCTTGCTGGTATTCGTGCTCCACAAAGACAATGCACTAGAGCCGAATTTCCCTCTATCGGTACTATCCAGACATGAATTGGAAAGAAGCTGCACTTAATCACGCTGAAGTTGAAGATCCCAAAGAATCTGTTGGTCTTTTACTAAATATTAGAGGTAAGGAAAGATATTATCCTTGTCGTAATCTTTCAATGACAGCACATCAATGTTTTATCCTCGATCCAGAAGATTATGTAAAAGCAGATAGTCTAGGAGATATAGTTGCTGTTGTTCATAGTCACCCAACAACTCCAGCTATAGCTAGTCAGGCAGACAAAGTTGCTTGCGAACAAAGTAAACTTCCTTGGCACATAGTAAATCCAAAAACAAAACAATGGGGATATTATGAACCGCAGGGATATGAAGCACCTTTACTTGGTAGGCAATGGGTATGGGGGATAACAGATTGCTGGTCTTTGGTTCGTGACTACTACAAACAAGAAAAAGGTATAACTCTGAAAGATTATGAAAGACCTATAACTCCAGATGAATTTATGAAAGATCCTTTATTTGAAAATTATGCTTGGCGAACAGGATTTAGAGAACTCAGACCAGATGAAAAATTAAAATCTGGAGATGTTTTATTGATGAGTATTTTAGACTCAACTTTAAATCATGTAGCTATTTTTCTTGGAGATGAGGTATTACATCATTTAACCGATAGACTATCTTGTAGAGAACCATATTCTCCGTGGTTATTAAAATGCACAGGAAAGAGGTATCGTTATGCTTCGTAAAATAAAATTATATGGAGAACTCGCAGAATTTGTAGGTCATAAAGAGTTTGAGGTAAAAGCTGATACGTTAAAAAGTGCTGTCAGTTTTCTCATAAATAATTTTGAGGGAATAGAGAAGTACATGAGTCCTAAATACTACCAAGTAAAAGTAGGTAATTATGAAATAGGAGAAGATGAATTGACATACCCCATAGGTAAAAGAGAGGATATACATTTTATTCCTGTTATTACTGGTGCTGGTAGAGGTTTTGGAAAAATTTTATTAGGTGCAGCATTGATAGGTGTTGCGATACTAGCTCCAGGAGCAGGATTTATGGCAGGAGGAGGTTTCGGTTTTGCTGGAGCAGGAGCTATGGCAGGAAAATTTAGTTTTGCTGCGATGCTAGGAAATATTGGTATAGGTTTAGTACTTACGGGTGTATCCGAAATGCTGACTCCATTGCCTAAAAGACAAGAATTTAATTCTGAAGAAGATCCAAGACTGTCATTCAGTTTCGGTGGAACGCAACAAACTGGCAGGGCTGGAACTCCTGTGCCTTTAGTTTATGGAGAGATATTTACTGGTAGTGTTGTAATAAGTGGTGGTATTGATACTGAACAGGTACAAGCATGATTGAAGAAAAATATCCAATAAAAGGTTCTGGCGGTGGCGGTGGCGGTGGAAGTAATCCTGCTCCATCTCCTCCGCAACCGACTAGAGAACCTGATACTCTTCACAGTAGACAGTTTGCTACTTTTCTTGATCTTGTCTCGGAAGGAGAGATAGAAGGTTTTGCAACGGCATCAAAAGAAGGTAGAACAAAAGGTACAACTGCATACAACAATGCTGCATTAAAAGATGTTTTTCTTAATGACACTCCAGTATTAAGATCTTCAGCAGATTCTACAAACCCACAAACTTCTGACTTTAATTTTCAAGATGTAAAATTTACTCCTCGTTTTGGTACAGGCAGTCAAACTAAAATACCTGGAATTGAAAGCAGTGTATCTACAACAAGTGTTGGAGTACAGGTTACTGCAAGCACTCCTGTTACTCGTCAAATAACAAATACAAATGTTGATGCTGTAAAAGTATCTGTTACATTTCCTCAACTACAAAAAGCTACAAATGAAGGAGATTTATTAGGGGCAGAAGTTCAATTAAAAATAGCTGTTCAATATAATTCTGGTGGTTTTACAGATGTTATTACTGACACTATCAGAGGTAGGAGTGGAGATGCGTACCAGAAAGATTACCGTGTAAATATCACTGGATCGTTTCCTGTTGATATTAGAGTTAGCAGAGTTACGGCAGATGCTACAGACACTAATTTACAAGATACTTTTCAATGGACAAGTTTTGGAGAAATTATTGATGATGCTTCTACTTATTTAAATAGTGCATATAGCTCAATAAGACTAGACTCGATGCAGTTTAGTCGTATTCCTAGACGTAAATTTAGAATTAGAGGGATAAAAGTAAGGATTCCAGGAGCAGGAGCATCTAGTTCTGGTACTCCTACTGTTGATAGTACAACTGGTCGAATTGTTTATCCTGATGGCTATATATTTAATGGAGTAATGGGAGCAGCTACATGGACTTCATGCCCTGCGATGATATTACTCGATGTTCTTACAAATGATAGATATGGATTTGGAGCACACATAACAGATAGTTCTCTTGATCTTTTTAGTTTTGTAAATGCGAGTAAGTTTGCGAATACTCTTGTTGATGATGGTGCTGGAGGTCAAGAAGCTAGATTTAGTTGCAACGTAAATATACAGAGTCCTTCAGAAGCTTTTGATCTTATTAACGAGTTAGCTGGTGTGATGAGATGTATGCCAATATGGTCTGCTGGCTCGGTAACTATTACACAGGATAAGCCAACCGATCCAAGTTATTTATTCAATTTATCTAACGTAGGAGAAGGTGGATTTAGTTATGCAGGAAGTAGTCTCAAAACAAGACACAGTGTTGTATCTGTTTCTTACTACAACATGGATAGTCAAGAAGTGGATTTTGAAGTTGTAGAAGATGCCACAATAAAAAGCAAGATAGGCACTGTAGTCAAACAGGTAAAAGCATTTGCGTGTACTTCCCGTAACCAAGCAAGAAGGTTGGGTCGCACAATACTTTTCGCTGAAAACAATGAGAGTGAAGTCTGCACTTTTACAACATCAATAGATTCTGGAGTTGTGGTACGACCTGGTGCAGTTATTGAAATTAACGATCCAGTAAGAGCAGGAGTAAGAAGAGGTGGAAGATTAAAAGCAGTCACTTCCACAACTGTTGTTACTGTTGATGATACTAATGCAACTGATTTGCCCACCGATGGGAGTCCAACATTGGGTTTAGTATTACCTGACGGAACTTTTGAAAGTAAGTCAGTCTCATCTATCTCAGGTGGAACGATTACTGTTTCTGAAGCATTTTCGCAAACACCAAATGTAAACACAGTTTGGTTAATGCAAAATACAGCAGTATCAGCACAGCTATTTAGAGTAATAGCAGTTGAAGAGCAAGATGGTATAAATTATGCAATTACAGCTTTATCTTATGTTGAAGGAAAATACGCATTTATTGAAGATGGCACAGCTTTACCAACCCGTGATACTTCTAATTTAACTGATTTAACAGAACCTCCAGGCGGTTTGGGAGTTTCAGAAAGAATATTTCCTATCAATAATCAAGCTATATCAAAACTTATTATTAGTTGGCAACCTATAGTTGGTGTAGTTCAATATCAAGTTAATTATAGATTTGAAGATGAAAACTTTATTAGTGAAAAGGTATCAAGACCTGATTTTGAAATAATAAACAGTAGAAAAGGTACTTATGAAATACAAGTATTTTCATATAATATTTTAGACCAGCTATCAGCTACTTCTAATACTTTAACTTTTCAAGCTCTCGGTAAAACAGCATTACCGCAAGATGTTACAAATTTATTAGTCGAACCAGTGTCAGATCAGTTTATACGATTACGTTTTGATAAAGCTACAGATATTGATGTAACGCATGGTGGAAACGTAGTTGTTCGGCATAGTAATCTTACAGATGGAACGGGAACATTTACTAATTCTGTTGATATTATTCCTGCTTTACCTGGAAACGTATCTGAGACATTAGTGCCAGCAGTAGATGGTGAGTATATTCTTAAATTTAGAGATGATGGTGGCAGATTAAGTTCTGGAGAAACATCTGTTGTAGTAACGACACCTGATCCACTTCCAAAATTAAGTGTTTTTGTAGATAGAGAAGATACAGATGCAACTCCTTTTTCTGGTACAAAAGTAAATACGTTTTTTGATTCAACTCTTAGTGGACTTGTTTTAGGTTCTACAGTAAAAATTGATTCAGTTACAGATAATATTGATACGCTATCTTCGATAGATTTTCTTGGTGATATTGCATCATCAGGAAGTTATAGCTTTGCAAGTACTCTTGATCTTGGAGGGAAACAACCAATAAGACTTACTAGAAATTTTGTGACAGAATCTTTTTATCCAAATGATTTAATTGATTCAAGGACAGCTTTAATTGATGTTTGGACAGATATAGATGCTGTTACAGCTTTTGATACAAATGCAAAATTGCTTGTAGCCACTACTGATTCTGACCCTGATGCAACATCTTCCGCTACTTATTCTCAATCAGGCACAACAATAACTATTACTAAAAGTAGTCATGGATTTGCTATTGGAAGTTTCTTTGACATTACTTTTACCTCTGGAAGTGGTGTAAGTGGTAATTACGAAGTCAAGACAAAAACAGATAATACTTTTACTGTTACTGCAACTAGTAGTCAATCTACTAGCGGAAATTGCACTCTTAGTTCAGAATTTACTAATTTCAGCACTTTAGCGAATGGTACATTTATTGGTAGAGGTTTTAAATTTAAAACAGATTTAACAAGTTCTGATCCAGCACAAAGTATTATTATAAAACAGCTTGGTTATTCTGCTTCTTTAGAAAGAAGAACGGAAACTCCAATTAATGTCATTGCATCTGGTACGTCACAAAAGTCTGTAACATTTATCAATAGTTTCTTTACGGGTGCTGCCAATACGTCTGTAAGTGCTGGAAGTGCTTTACCAGCAATAGGAATTACAATAGAAAATATGCAGAGTGGAGATTTTTTTGAATTATCAAGTATTACTGGAACAGGATTTAATATTGATATAAAAAATGGAAGTTCTCATGTTGATAGAAATTTTAAATATACTGCTGTGGGTTTTGGTCGAGGCTCTTAAATTATGATAACCTTAAAGAAAAATAGTTAGAAAATGGCACAACACGACTATGTACTCGATAATGCCACAGGAGCGAATTTCCGTAGTGACCTTAATAATGCTTTATTAGCTATTTCAAGTAATAATTCTGGATCATCTGCACCATCTACTACTTATGCTCTTCAGTTTTATGCTGATACATCTAATAATATTCTTAAACTTAGAAATGCTGCGAATGATGGATTCATAAATTTATTTACGCTTGCTGGTGGTGTTGATGTTGATGCTGCAAGTAATTTTAATGAAGATGTAACTTTTACAGGAGCAAGTGCCAGTATAGTATTTGATAAATCAGCAGATTCATTAGAATTTCGTGACAATGCCAAGGCTGTATTTGGAACTGGTGATGATCTTACTATCTCGCATAATGGAAGCGATTCAATAATTAATGACGCTGGAACGGGAAGTCTTAAATTACAACTTGGCGGTTCTACAAAAGCAGAGGTTGTTTCTGGAGGTCTTACAGTAACAGGAACAGTAACAGCAACAACGCTTGCTGGAACATTATCAACTGCGGCACAAACAAACGTAACTTCTCTTGGTACTCTTACAGGCTTGACAATTAGTGGCGATACAACTTTTACAGGAGATAGTGCAAATATAGTTTTTGATAAGTCTGATAATCAACTTGAATTTGCTGATAATGCAAAAGCTGAATTTGGTACAGGCGGAGATTTAGAAATTTTTCATAATGGAACAAACAGTATAATTTCTAATATTACAGGAGCATTTAAAGTACTTTTAAATAGTGATGATAATGCTATAGTTGCGAATCAAGATGGAGCAGTAGAACTATATTTTGATAATGCAAAGAAAGCGGAAACGGTGACTGGTGGCTTTACAGTTACAGGAACTTGCACAGCAACCGCTTTTGCAGGGGACGGCTCCGCATTAACGGGAGTTGGTGGTACAACAATAAACAACAACGCAGATAACAGGGTTATTACTGGTTCAGGTACTGCTAATACTTTAAATGGTGAATCAAACGTAGTTATAGATTCGTCTGGTAGATTACTTGTAGGTACAGGTCATAGTGCTTCAAGAAATGTTGGTGATCTTACTGCCAAAATACAATTAGAAGGAGCAGGATACAATCAGGCATCATTGAGTCTTATGTCTAATGCTGGTGCTTCGGCTGGAAACACAGCCCATTTTACAATGGGAAAGTCAAGAGGAAGTTCTAATGGTGATAATACTGTAGTTGCTGATGGAGATGTTTTAGGTCAATTTCAATTTGCTGGTGCTGATGGAACAGATTGCAATAGTGTTGCTTGCAATATTTTAGGTAGAGTTGATGGGACACCTGGAAGCAATGATATGCCAGGTGCTTTAACATTCCAAACAACGGCTGATGGTGCTGCTTCTCCTACAGAACGTATGCGTATAGATTCGTCTGGAAACATATTAATAGGAGCCACTTCTTATAGTGGTGGTGGTGCTGATCCAAAATTATATGTAAGTGGTACTTCTGGTAGAACTATGAAAATACATGGTGGTTCCGCTACGTCTTCTTTACAGTTAACTACTAGCTCAACAGGAGAAGGAGAAGATGCAGGTTTGCAGATATTTGAAGCTGGTTCTACAGCAGGCATCAATAATAAAAATGGTGAAACGACTTTTTCAGCTACTAATGTTGAAGTCATGAGAATTTTATCAGGTAATGACGGTAATGATTTTACAAGAGTATTAATAGGAACGTCTGTTGAAACATTTGCAATGGTTTGTCTTAAGGTTGCAGCAAATCTTCGTCAACCATTATCCATAAATGATTCAAGTAATACAAGTACTTTTACTTCAAGAATTGGATTTAGAACAGGTAATACTCAAGTTGGAATTATTAAATCTAGCAGTAGTGCTACACAATACAATACAAGTTCAGACTATAGATTAAAAGAAAATGCTGTTGCAATATCTGATGGTATTACAAGAATTAAAACTTTGAAACCTTATAAGTTTAATTGGATTGTTGACGAAACAAATACACCTGTAGATGGATTTTTTGCTCATGAAGTAAGTGATGCTGTACCAGAAGCGATAAGTGGTACGAAAGATCAAATAGCGGACGCTGCTGATGTAGCTAGAGGTGATGCAGAGAAAGTTGGTGATCCAGTTCATCAACAGATAGATCAAAGTAAACTTGTACCTTTATTAGTCGCTGCTGTACAAGAATTAGTAACAAAGGTTGAAGCACTTGAAGCTGCCTAGTATAATTGGATAACTAAAATTAATTTTATGGCTACAGCAAAAGAACTTTATGACGAAACAAAAACTCGTCTTGATTTGAATATGGCAAAATTACAAATGTTAGAAAGAGAAATACAACAAAAAAACAACGAAAAAAATCAACTAATGCAACCGATAATTGAAGATCAAGGAGCATTAAAACAGTTAGAAAAACTTGTTGAAGTTGAAGAAACTGTAGAATCTAAGTAAAATAAAATAAAAACTTACTGTTATGGCTGTTACTTGGAATATTGTTAATTTAAACGTAACAAAAACTGTAGGCTCTTTGTCTGATGTTGTTACTGCTGTTCATTGGACAGCGAGTGATTCTGAAACTGTAGGTAGTGGAGAATCCGCTATAACATACAATGGTTCTGCTTATGGTCAGGTTGGACTCGCTGCTGCTGATTCTGGATCGTTTACCGCTTATGCAGATATTACAAAAGATAATGCTATCGCATGGGCTAAAGCTGCAATCGGTTCTGAGGAGGTAACAGCTATTGAAACATCTATTGCTGCACAGATAACAGAATCAAAAACACCTACTATGACTTCTGGTGTACCCTGGTAGAAATAATTGACAGCCCCACATAAAGGGGAGCCAATGCACAGATTCCTGCGAAGGTTATAATAGTGACAGGTACTAATGCTCTTGCAAAGGCTTCTTTCATCATGTTTCAAAAAATCGCTAACATTCTTAGTATAGTTTCCTTCGTATTGGTGTCATCTGTCATCGGTGGAGGGTACTTTGGTTATAAATATGTAACATCAGAACAATTCCAAAACAAAATGATGAATAAAGTTCTTGAAGGAGTTAGTGGCATGATGCCTAAAGTATTAGAAAAAGGATTACCTGATATGACAGGAGAATCTATGCCGATAAAACCTACTATTTCGCCTACAACTATTCAAGAAATAGGAATCTAATGGGATCTTTAACACCACCTAGCAGAATAAGCTGTTGGAACTACAAAATAGCTTGTGTGGATCGTGTCATAGATGGTGATACCATAGATATTACAATCAATCTTGGCTTTGACTTGTCAATAAAACAACGAGTAAGAGTGGCAGGAGTTGATACACCAGAAAAGCGTACCAGAGACCATGAGATTGAGAAA